ACAATATTCACAAAATTTGTTCTTGTGATTTCATCGTTGAATTCAAACATCTGATCTCTTGCAGCAGAGGAGATTGCATTTTCAAGGAAGATAAACAATCTACGAACGTTTATTCTGTCAAATGCAGATGCTTTTCCAAGTCCTGTCTTATCACCAAAGAGAATTATTCCTCCACCAGGTGAGAAGATGATTGGATTAACTCGGTTAGAATACAACTGATCTCTTTGTGTTTGAGATGGATTGTATGCCAACTTAACTGCATTGAGTATTGCACCTCTTGCAGTTCCCGCTGGTGAGAACCAAGGGAAGTTGTTAATATCGTTTCTTGCACATAATCCTGCAATGTCTCCATTCATTGGAACATATCGGAAAGTATCTGCAAATCTGTCATACATGTATTTGTATGTGCTATCAAATACTGCAAATGATGAAGATGAAACAGGAGCAAAGAAACTAATTACATTATCTGTAATTTGATTTGCATCAAATACCACTACAGAACCTGCACTACCATCACTGAGGAATGAACCTCTGTTAGGTGATACAAATGCAACTGCATCCTTTCTTATCTCTGCAACAGAGATGATTTTATTTGCAAGTGATTGGCAAACTTCTTTTTGATGATTTGCAGAACCCATTAAAATAAAGTCTGCTGAGTTTAAGTTATCATCCTCAAAGAGTTGATAACCTCCCGCAAGTCCTGCTAATGTAACTTGGAATGCACCAGCTGCAGTTTCATCTGTTCCACCATCGTAATTTTTACCACCAGTTAATGAAAGTGTCGTTACACCTATACCAGCAAATCGAATACCTTGTGCATTCTGATCCCATCCTGTATCAGCGGAAAGTGCAAAGTTGGCAGTACCTATACCTAATGATGTTGTTACAATACCTGCAGGTGCACCACCAGCAAATATATTTTCTGAATTATTATAAACATACTTTCTCCAGTATGATGGTGATCCTAATGAATACAAACCATCCTTTGCCTTAGAAAGTGCTAAGTGTTTTTCTAAAATTGTACCTGCATTACCAGTTACTTCACCAGTATCATCAATTACAACTACATGAACTTCATCAAATCTTGAGTTACGTGCTTCAGCAAATGATGATGTGCCAGGACGATCTGCAATGTTATTCCAATTAATTGTTGTATTTGTTAATTGTATAGCCTGCTGATCAAACCAATCTGCATTTCCTGATGGAGATCCAGTTCCTGTTATAATTCCACTGTTATTGTGAACTGTAACTGCAGTATTACCAAACTTATAAATTCCATTTGGTTGATAAGAAACCTCTGTTGAAACACCAGCTGCACTTCCTGATGTATCTACTGACTCTAATATCTTAACAGATACCTTTTTATTTGTTGTATCAACTTGAGTGACAATGCCTTTAAAGTATCCAGTCAATAATGATGTTGAACCAGATCCTGCAATTACAGTATTTGGGGGTATTGTTTGAGTAATACCAGAACCAACTTGTATATTTGAAGGTAAGGAACCAAATGTTAATACTTGATCTGCTAAGTCATCAATTATGGCAACCTTTAAGTTATTTGCCCATGAACCAGGGTTTCTAGCAGCAACTGTAACACCTGTTATAGTTGATCCATCATATCCCAGATCATTATAATGTTCTGTACTTTTTATCTTTATGCTTCCAGCAGTTCCCGAAAAAGCATTCTTTAAATCATCATCATCTGCTCTAACGACCCTTAGTGGTCCTCCATAAGCAAGATAAGATGATGCAACCATCCAATACTCATAGTGCTTGTCAGCAGAGTATGGTTTTCCAAAATTGTCTAGTAAATCTTGTTCTGTCTCCACCAAAATTGGAAGATCAACTGCACCTTTGGCAAATGGTCCTACAATAGCACCAACTTTGTCAGATGCTGTGTCAACACGACCAACGGTTAAGTCAACTTCTCTAACTACAATTCCAGGAGATGCTAAATTTAGTGGCATCTTTATTCTCCGAATCTCAGATTATTTCTGAAATTATTTATTAAAATATCCTTTTTCATGTAGTCTACATGTATTATAATGCACCATCCCAGAAGGTATCACCTATTGGTTGCATGTTTCTTGATATAAAATATAACCCTACGTTACATGCAAACCAATTAATATTAATTATCCAAGCCTGTCTCCAAAGATATTTTCTATTAGACTCTACTATGTAAATATTTCTCTCATTATCTGTCCTTTTTACAAACTGCTCCAATACTAATGCAATTACGAAACCAACTGCATATATGTAAAAAATAAAATTTAAAAAACTAGAACTGAAAAGTAAAGCTGAAATCATCTATAATCCCACATGTAAGAACGATCACCGTATTCATCAGTATGCCATACATCTCCGTCTTTGTCAACAAACTGACTATCTTCTAAACCTGTCTCAATAAATCCAAATGGTGCCATATCCTGTTCAATTTGATTCTTTTGCTCTTCATATATCCTCTTTCTTATATCATTATCAGTCATTTCTTTGAAATATTCTTGCTGGACTAACCATGCAAATATAACTAAACACATAGCCAAGTCATCATTACACCCCTCTTCTGCTTCAAATGAGTTATGTTTTTGTGCAAAAGTAGTAAGTTCAGAGATGATGTCATAATCTATTATGAGTATCTTATCATCTTCTAGTAATGTTTTTAGATTAGAGCAACCTAGTTTTTTTACTGCTTGTGTAGTTCTTACACCTAATTGAGATCTTTTACCACTAAATCCAGCACCAACAACTTGACCTGCACGACCTCGTTGAGAACACATTAATAGATTATCATACTCCAAATCATAGTTTAAAATAGATGCAACTTGATCACCAATATCATTTACCTCACATAATATAAATGCTTTGTTGTATGCTTTTCCAACATCATCTATGATACTTGGAAACAACATTGGTTTTATTTCGTTGTTTCGATATTTTGCAACTGCTTTATATGGAAAGTTAGTTATATCAAAAACTATAAACGCAGAATAATCGTTTCCTAATCCACGAGCAACATCAACAGTAATTAAGTAATTATGATCTTTTCTAGGAGATTCATATACATCTAAACCTGCATTTTTTTGTATAGGAGTTTCATATACAAGATTTTTTAATTTAGATGTGCTAATTAAAGTATTGACAGATCCTAGAAACTCACATTCAAACTCAACTTTGAATTGTTGCTCTGATGTGTTTGCGATTGTTTGTTCTTTCCAATAAGAATCTCTGCCTGGCACTTCAGACCAGTGAACTTCAGTTGGAACATATTCATTCTTCTCTCTTTCAGCATCATGCCACATTCGATAGAAGTGATTCATACCGTGTGGTGTAGATACAACTATGACTTTTGTTCGTTGACCAGAAGAGATAGTAGGATAAACAGATGCAAAGAATTGGTCAGCAATGTGATTCGGGATAAAAGCGAACTCGTCAAGAAAGATGACATTATAGGATCCACCTCGGACAGCAGATGCAGATGTAGACGCAGCGAGAATTTTGGATCCATTTTCTAACTCCAGAGAACCTTTGTTCCAAACAAGAACACCCTGTTGCATCCACTTCGGTAAATTTTCATACGCAAGTTGTAATCTACCTAAGAGATCACGAGCAGTTGATGCCTTGTTTGCAAGTATTGCTATATTTACATTATCATTAAACACAGCATAATGCAACAAGTAAGATACCACAGTCGTAGACTTACCAGTCTGACGAGGCATCTTACAAATATTAAATCTTTCGTGATGAAAGTTATTGATTAATTTTTCTTGAAATGGATATAGATTAAAATTAACTAGACCCTCATCAAGAGAAACAATCTTGATATAGTTTTTTGCAAAGTAAACAGGATTATCCTTACACTTGATGAACTCCTCAATATTCTCTTGAGTAAATTCAACTTTTACATTTGCTTTCTTTAGATTGGGATTACCAAGATATACAGTATCAGACATAATAAATTAAAATAAAATTAACACTTCCAACGTCTTCGTGCTTGTCTCAATCGACTGTTTGGATCTT